TAGTCATTCGCCGCCAGCTCAATAAAGTAATTCAGAGCCGCGATCAGATGGCCGTTGATGCTGCCATGCTTATTTGGGATTGAGTACCTGCTATTACTTCCGGCCACATCGGTTCCGTTCTTCCTGAACCAAATGTCAACGTCCTGAATCTGTGAGTCTGTATTTGCGAATTGGAGCGAGAACTGGATGTTATACGTCCCAGGGTTCTTGAAGTTGACCCGAGAACTGTTGGAGACCGTGACCCCGTTTGAGTAATCAGTCGTGTTCAGGGTGACCGCATAGGCCGCAGTAATCGAGGCCGCAGTCTGATCGGTGGAGTCCTGAAACGCACCGAATGGGAGTTGATCGACATAAGCCGCAGCCGAGAACGGGAGAAGAACTATCTTCGTGTCTGGGCTGATCCGCTCATCGTAGAGCGTGGTTGTGAGTGCGCCCCCCGTGGCGAGAGTGACAGTCCCGGTATTGTTGGACTTGCCATTCATCAACCCATTGACTACCTCAGCGATGCCGCGAGGATCAGCGCCAAATGGGGGGAGAACACGAAACATCATCGACGGCCTCTCGGAACGACATTGATGTCAACACCGGCCACAGTCGTCCAGTTCCCAGTAGGCACAACCTTAATGCGGTGGTACTTTCCTGAGCTTCTGAGAGAGACTCGGTTCTCGTTACTCGCGGCCACAGCCGTTGAGTAGAAGATCGTATCGTCAAGCATCTCTCTAGAGGCCACGGCAACAGTCGCGGAGCCATTGTCCACTTGTGGACGGGCTAGGGTGATGATGCTCGGGGCAGAACTCAGATCGCCAGTTTCGATGAATGCAGACTGATTCGCGCCCTCAAAGGTCACTATCTTTGCTCCCGAAGCGCCAGAGAAGATCAACCTTCCTCCGAGCCATTGGCGGGAATCCAAAGATGCCGGAAGAGCATCAATGGACATCGAGAACAGGTCAAGACCCTCGAGCGTTACGCCAGGAGTTGCGGCAGATGCGATGTAGTTTGCGGTGGTTGTCCCGTAAGACCACCGTCCCAACTGCCAGTTGTAGATGAGCAGGGAATACCCGCCGCTAACACTCTGGTAGCACCAGATCACAACCTTTTTGACCGGATCTACAGCAGAACTGAAGTTCGCGTAAGAAGGAAGGATATCGTCCCAGAACCAGCGGTCTACCTTCTCCGCGCCGATTGGCACAACCTTCTGGCCATCGCACATATAGAACCCGTCATCCGACAGGAAGAAGGTCATGTTCCCGTACTGGCAGACCGACCCAGGCTCATAGCACCCGATCTCGCGGGAGATGGTGTCGAACTGGAAGAACAGCGGAGAGCCGATATAGCTCATCCGAACGATAGCTTTCTCAAGCAGGACTAGCCCGAACTCTCCACCCGTTATCCCCTGGATGTCCCCACCATCAGGGATGTCCTGGTAGTCTGATTGGGAAGTAGGCCCAGCAGTCCAATTCGCCTCGTTGTTGATGTCAGACCACTGGACTCGGTTGGGATAAGAGGCAATGTTCGCGGCGACCACGAAGTCTCGAACAACCGTGATGTATGAAGCAACAGGAGCGGCGGCATCGACATCGGCAAACACAGAACTTGAGTTCAGCGTGAATGCTTGAATCTTTGCGTTGTCATTGGTTGCCAGTACAACATCACCGAACTGGGCAAAGCGCCACTTTGAATTCGTGTATCCACCGGCCTTTGAGACATTGCTCAGGTTGCGAGTGGCAGAGTCATACTTGAACAGTTTTGTTGCGCCACCAGCGAAAAGACTAGACGCGCTAGCAATCTTCCCTGAGAAGATGCCATTCAAATCTTCAGATGCTGCGTTTGAATAGTCAGACGTTGACGGGACAGGGCCATATCCAACCTGTTGAGGATAGACGTTGTATGCCGCCTGGAGCGCGCCTGCGATGCCTGGCTGGTCTGGAAGCCACTCTCCGAATGTGATCTTGGTTTCAGGCATATCAAATCCTTAGAGTCCATGAGCCGCTAGCCGCAGGAACAGGAACCCATGTGGTCGTATCACCAGCCACATCATCCCATGTATCGGAGGATTCCTGCACAGGACTCCATTCCTGGCCCTGCTTGGTAGCGTCGCACGAGACCGTGGCAATACCAGTAATTGAGGCTGATTGGGAGTAGATCGCAGATGCAGAGCAAACCACAGTCGCCAAGCAATCAAACGATGCAACCCCTTCGGCAACCACCCCGCCATTCGCGGTGACAGAGGCCGAGCAGGAAATCGATGCCGCGCCCTCTTGAATAAGCTGCCCACTCGCCGTGACGGTGGCCGATGCGGTTATATGAGCCGCGCCGCTTTGAACAAGTTGCCCCGCAGCAGAAACTGATGCAGATGCCGTTATCGATGCAGAGGCTTGCTGAACCAGTGTTCCGCTTGCCGTAACAGTTGCTGAAGCCGCAACAGATGCAACTCCATCCCACCGGGTAACGCTTGTGATGTAGAGCGGTGAATCAAGCGTTAGCGTGAGGTCATCTAGACTCGCCTTGAGGTTGTCAAGGGAGTCTATTGTCCACGGCGGGTAGAGATCAGCCATTACGACAGAGTAACGGTGAGCGATCCAATGGCGATGCGGAACACATCACCCGTTGCAATAGCCTTGGAAGCGTCCAGCGCGGTGTGATACAGCAGATTCCCACCCGAGGAAGCATCCCGAAGGCCAATGTAGGCCACCGTACCCCACGAACCCGTAGCCTGCGGGAATTCCACAGCGCCAGAGTTGGAGGTCGCGCCGTTAGACGGGGCAGAGAATGCCACCGACTGACGGGCATACCCGTTGCCGCTCACCTCATTGCCCGTATCCGCATCGGTAGGGTCTGTGGTGTATAGCGCCACATAGATCGTGGTCGGGCTTGTGTATGAGGTATTGCGGAGAGTCGCGTTTACAAGCGCGTTCTCCAGATAGTTGGACATTTCAGCCATGTTTATCTCCGAGCGAGTGTCATGGTAAGGGGAACACCTGCGTATTCTCCCCGATCATCAGAAGCAGTGATAGTGTCAATTGCCCTCTGATACAGCGCGGCCCAGGTCGCTAGACGCTCATCATTCATCAGATAAGGCTCTGCCTCACCCAAAGCGGCATAGACAAGCGCATCAGGGCAGTTTGCCAAGAACACGTTTGAGGTGTTGGAGTCGCTTAGATAGGTCGGTGCTGCGTAATACAGCATCCGCACGTTGTAAGCGTCATCCGGAATTCGTGCGAACTGGAACTCACTTGCCAGGACGGTGTAACTGTTAGGAACCCCAACAGTCGTAACGTCTGCGTTGCGGTAAAAGATGTTTGGAGCGAGATACTCCAACACCCGGATGGGCGTGGTATTCAGGTGAATATCCCGCATTTCCAGGAAGTCAGCCGGGAGCGACAACGTGGCATCGTTTGCCGTCATCGTCGCATTGACTAGCTTCAGCATCTGACGAATACGCAAGTCCCGGCGAAGGCGGTTCTCCGCAAACGTGATGAAGTCTGGAATCTGGCTCGTGAGATCAGTTCGACCAAGATAGTCGGCTATCTTAGTCTTGAGATCAGAATATGTGGCGATAGCCATCAGACCCTCCCTGGACGGGTGCGGAATGCGCGGTTGTCAGGATGATTGAGCCACTCTTTGAATCGAGCCTGGTCAACCACATGGAACCCTCGCATGATGCCCTTTTTGTTGAGATCGTCAATCACCACCAAAGGCACAGAGGCGATCTTGTTCCCAAACAAATGGTCGCTCCATCGAGCGCGCTCATCGTATGAGTTGAACTGAGCCTTATTGGACTCAATGATCCCACCCACATCCTGCGAACTCTCGATCACGATCCCGCCATCATCGGCGGCGTGAGCCTTGCGCTGGACTACCTTGGTGTTTTTTGCGATTTCGTTGATGTTCATGTGAAAAAGGGGGCTGAGTTGCCCCGGCCCCCTTAGTTGTCACCGATAAATCGGCTTACGACAGGTCAGCTGCGATGCCGTGGGCGGCTTCGTTCTTGACCTCGAGGGTGTACTCAACCAGCAGCTGCGTGCGATCCGAGTCACCGTTCTTCGCCAGTTCGATGGTCTGGAAGGGACGCAGATAAGCAACAGCAGCGTACTCGGGATCAAGCACAAAGGCCACTTCGTTAGCAGAGTTGCCCGACAACATGAACCTGTTAGGTACACAAGACACGCTGCCGAAATCGGACAAATAAATGTCCGCTGCGCCAATTATGGTCGTCGGAGCATCCGAGGGAGCCATGTAACGCTGGGCAGCGATACCGGCGAAAGCCGAAACCGTCTGCTTGTGCGCCGGGCTAACCATCAGAATCTTCGGGCTACCACCGGACTCGAACACTTCCTTAATCACGGTCTTCAGGATGTCTTCCGTGAAGGTGCGGTTCGTGCCGTTGGTACGAGCGGTCGTGCCGGAAGAACCAGCAGAGCCACCCGAACCGAAGTCGCCGTTGCTCGACAGCCAGGTCTGAAGACCACCCAACACACGGGCAGTAGAACCAGCCGTGCCATTGGCCTGAACGGTGTTGTTCAGCAGCGTGAACTCCATGTCGCGCTTGATCTCAGACGAAGCCTTCGACAGCTGATAGGCCAGTTCCGACTTGCGGCCAGCCTTGTCAACAGCTTGCAGCGTGCCGGTCACAGCAACGGTCTTCTGGCTGATCTGGGTGCGGTTGCCAACACGAGTCGTCGGGCTGAGCGTCGCGCTAGAAGCGTCAGCACCTTCAACTGCGGCGTTAGCAGCAGCAGCGGCCAGGGAGTCAGTCTGCCACTCGTGGTAGACAGCCGTAGCCTTGGTCTTGCCCACGGTGGACATGAAAGGCGTG